CATGCCAAGGGTCAGCTAATTGAAAAGATTAGCTTTGCACTGCTACCACTGTTATTTACCTGCGTAGTCTACTTAATGACTGCACTGCAAAATTTGCAACACGACGTTACCATCTTAAACGGTAAAATTAGCTTAGTGGTAACCAGCGATAATAAGCAGGCTACTAATACTGGTGCTGAATTAGCACGTGAAAAACTGCGCCAAGATTTAGAAAAAGAAATCCAGGCAAATCGTGACTTTATCCACTTAAATCGTGAACGTATTGTTATCCTAGAAGAAAAGACAAGAAAATGAACCTGACCCCAACCAGTGCACCTGCAGAGGTACTGGAAATTTCACCAGAAGCACTGGAAGTAGCCAACTGTTACTTGCAGTGCCAAGATGCTCGTGCCGTAGCAGATAACCTATGTTTACCAGTTGAGTCGGTATCAGGAATCCTTGCCCGCCGCGAGGTCAAAGCCTATATTAACCAGGTATTTTTTGACCTAGGCTTTAACAACCGTTTCAAGATGCGCAGTGCTATGGACGCAGTCTTAAAACGCAAGTTTCAGGAAATGGAAGAGGCGGATGTAGGCTCAAACAAAGACATTGCTGAATTGCTAGCATTATCACATAAAATGTCAATGGAACTACTAGATCGCGAGATTCAACTGGAAAAGCTGCGTGCCGAGCGTGCTGGACCTAAATCGCAAGTAAATGTGCAGATCAATGAAGGCGGAGACGGAACTAAATACGGAGCACTTATTTCACGGCTCCTAGGAGACAAACTATAATGCTTAAAGTTTCTAGACCCGATGTAGACTGCGATGAAATCACAGAGTTTCCACTTGAAAGCCGTTTTATTAAACTGCCTATTACTAACTACTTGAAGCTGTTAGGTGCTTGGGATTCAATGAATCGTCCACAGATTGCCCTAATCAACGCTATTAACGACCCTAAATACCGCTTTGTTTGCGCTGCACTAGCCAGGCGACTAGGCAAAACCTATATCGCTAACATTATTGCACAACTAGTCTCCTTAGTCCCCAAGTGCAATGTTTTAATCATCTCGCCAAACTATAACTTGAGTTCGATTTCATTTGAGCTGCAACGTAAGTTTATCCGTCACTTTGATCTTGAAGTGGAGCGAGATAACTTAAAGGATAAAGTTGTAGAGCTGTCAAACGGCAGCACTATACGCATGGGTTCCTTATCGACAGTAGACAGCACAGTTGGCCGCAGTTATCAAATTATCTTATTTGACGAGGCTGCCCTAGGCAGTGACGGTGAGTCGGCATTTAATGTGCAGCTACGTCCAACTTTGGACAGACCTAATTCAAAAGCCATTTTTATTTCGACACCCCGCGGCCAACAAAACTGGTTTAGTAAATTTTATCAGCGTGGGTTTAGTGACGACTATCCTGAATGGTGTTCGATTACTGCTGACTACACTGAAAACTCGCGTATGGCTGAATCGGATGTGCAGGAAGCACGTCGTAGTATGTCAAAAGCAGAATTTGAACAAGAATACTTAGCCAGCTTTACAGTGTTTGAGGGTCAAATCTATAATTTTAACCGTGAGGCAAGTATTTGTGAATACCAACACAAAGAAGGTTGTGAGTACATTGCTGGCTGTGATCCCGGCTATCGTGATGCTACTGCTTTCGTGGTTATTAGTTATAATCCTGTTAGTGACCAGTTTCATATCGTAGATGAGTATTTGCGGAGTGAGGCTACCACAGACAAGCATGCCCAAGCATTTCGCGAGTACTTAGACAAGTGGCAGGTAGAAGTAGTATTTATTGATAGTGCAGCAGCACAATTTGCTGGTGACCTTGCCTATACTTACAACATTTCTACTACTAAAGCCAAAAAAGATGTCTTGCCCGGTATTGCCTATGTGCAAACATTAATAGAAACTAATAGGTTAAAAGTAGCACCACATTGCATAAATGTCCTAGATGTAATGGACCAGTATCGTTGGGATAATCGTGAAAATACACAGCGTGAGCGCCCAGTACACGATAAATTCTCACACATGGCTGATGCTATCCGTTATGCACTTTACACATATACTATATAGGTCATAAAAATTTTTACGTTGACTTATTAGTGCTAGTAGTGTACAATGGCTGTATTATAAAAAATTATTGAGCTCTGGCATGGAAAAATCACAATACTACCTAGAATTACAGCGTGTTTTTGCTAGTGAGTTTAGCTTTTATCTTAAAACAGCAAACTTTCACTGGAACGTAGAGGGTCAGCTGTTTTATGAGCTGCACTTAATGTTTGAGCGCATCTACAACGAAGTATTAGAGTCAATTGATACCTATGCTGAAGAGTTACGCGCACTACAAATTACTACACCAGCCAGCTTAAGTGCTTTTAGTCGATTAACCTATATCAGCGATGAAAATATGCCCGGCGACTGGAAGTCTATGGTACAAGAGCTGCTAATGGATTCAGATACAATGGCTATGAAGTTTCAGCAACTATTTATGGTTGCTGAAGAATTTGGTGATCACGGATTGTCAAACTTTTTAGCAGATCGCCAGGATGCACACAAAAAGCATAGTTGGATGCTACGTGCTAGCCTAAAGTAAATGGCAAAAAACACAAACAAACGCATACCCGTTAAACACGTTAGAGATAAAGCCAAGTCGGCTTATGAAAAGCAAGATCATTGCTACATCTGCAACACAAGTCAGGACTTGGAATTACATCATTTGCACAGCGTTACCCTACTCTTAGAAGGCTGGGCTCAACGTATGGGCTATGATATTTCAACTGATGAGGGAATCTTAGCTGTTAGGGACGAGTTTATTAGTAGTCATCATACAGAGTTATATGAACAGGTTTACACCCTATGTAATCCGCATCATATAGCGCTTCATGGTGTGTACGGTAAAACTCCCAAGCCTGGCAGCGAATCCAAACAAGCGCGTTGGATTGAAATTCAACGCGACAAAGTTGCTGGTAGTGATCGTGCAGTTCCTAAGCAAAGCTATGGAAGTTTCTTTAGCGAATTTTGTTAGGAAAAAACATGGGTTTAATTACAGATAGCCTGCAGTGGATTCGCGAAAAGTTGAATCCTGCACAAGTTAGAATTGCACAGGCTGAGGGTACACATATCCCCTCAACCAGCAAACTTACTTATCAACTAGCATTCAGAAACTTAGAAGTTGTTAATCGTGCTGTTAACATGGTGGTTAGCGCAGCTAGTTCACTAGATTATGATGTAAAAGATAAAGTAATGGAAGGCGTTGTTAGTGGTATTAGGCAAAAGCAGCTAGTAACTTTGCTTAATTTTAGACCTAATCCCTATCAAAGCGTACAAGAATTTCGTCAGGCCATTTTTACTGACCTGATCTTAGAAGGTAACGTATTTATACATTTTGATGGTGCATTTATGTACCACCTACCTGCTCAATATACAGAAATCCTAACAGATACTAAAACGTTTATACGTGGCTATCGTTATAATGGATATATTGACTTTGAGGAAAAAGATGTATTTCATTTTCGCGACTTGAGTTCACAAAGTATTTATCGCGGCGCTAGCAGATTAGAAAGTGCACAACACAGTATTGACTTGCTGGATTCAATGCATAAATTTCAAACACAGTTTTTTGAAAATGGTGCTACATTTGGTTTTGTACTTACTAGTGATAATACCTTATCGCAAATTGCTAAAGAAAAAACTATTCAGTACTGGATACAGCGATACAGTACTAAAAGCGGCGGTAAACGACCAGTTATTCTTGATAGTGGATTAAAGCCGCACTCAATTAGCAATAATAGTTACAAAGATTTAGATTTTGATCAGGCAGTTAAAACACATAATGACTTGCTACTACAAGTAATCGGTGTTCCACCTATTCTTTTAGACGGCGGTAATAACGCTAATATTTCACCTAATTTGCGATTGTTTTACTTAGAAACAATTATGCCTGTTATCAGAAAATTTATTAGCGCACTAGAACGTTACTATGGATATGACGTAGATGCAATTACTAGTAATGTAAGTGCTCTACAACCAGATTTAAAAGACATTGCTACATATCACCAAACACTCGTAAATGGTGGAATTATTACACCAAATGAAGCTAGAGTAGAATTGCGATATGCACCTAAAACAGGGTTTGATGATTTACGTGTTCCTGCTAATATTGCTGGCAGTGCTGTAAATCCAGCACAAGGTGGTCGCCCACCAACTACTCCTACAGAATAATCAGGAGAATATATGGTAGATAAAAATAAAGTAATTACCCTAACCAGTACATTTACTAAGAGCAATCTACCTACCAAAGACATTAGCATTGATTCGATTATGATTGAAGGTTACGCAAGTACCATTGATACTGATCGTCAAGGCGATATTGTGCCTAGTACAGTATGGAAAAGTGGTGTGCAAAATTACTTGAAAAATCCAGTAATCTTAGCATATCATGATCATAGTGAGCCTATTGGTAGAATGGTAGATCATAGAATTGATGGTAAAGGTTTATGGATTAAAGCACGAATTTCTGCAGCTGCAGGAGAGGTGTTTAATCTTATCAAAGACGGAGTACTTACTGCGTTTAGTATTGGTTTTCGTATCGCTGATGCGGAATATAATGCAGCCACAGAGCTGTTTGTTGTTAAAGAACTGGAACTACATGAGATTTCAGTAGTGTCCGTACCTGCTAATCAAAACACACTATTTAGTTTGTCTAAGTCGTTTAAAACCGACGAAGAAGTTAAGTCTTTTAAACTGCAATTTGCGCCCAAGTTAGAATCAGCTAAAGGGCTAGAGTCCACAATGGAAGCAAATGGCGACACTACAAAGGAATGGAAAATGGATCCTAAAGACCTAGAAAAATTGCTTGCCGATACAGCTCGTCAAGCTGCTGTTGAAACAGCAAAAGCTCTTGCTGAACAGCAAGCCCAAGCTGCTGTTGAAAAAGCAGCACAAGATCGCGCTCAAGCAGAACTTGACGCAAAAATCAAAGCCGCTGTTGCACAGGTGCAAACAGTTGACACAGGTGCAGAGCGTCTACTTGCAGAAGTTGAAAAGCGTGTTGCTGAACAAGAGCAATCACACAAGTCAGTTATTGCTGGTCTAGAAGCTACACTCAAAGAAAAAGCTGCTGAACTCGAAGCCATTCAGAAGTCACGTATGCAATTTGCTGCTGATGGTAGCAACAATGCAATGACTTATGCTGAAAAAGAAAAAGCAGTTCTTTTAGCTAAAATGGCTAACAAGGGTCTTGAGGACACCAAGTTTGGTCGTGGAATGGTTGAAAAGTATGGTGCACATGTACCAAGTGCTACTTGGGAACTAGAAGTTAGCATGAGTATGGAAGCTGAGGTTCGTCGCCGCCTAGTTGTTGCACCATTATTCCGTCAGATTGCTATGCAAACTAACGTAATGAAGATTCCAGTTAATCCAGAAGCAGGTACAGCTCAGTGGATTGATAATGCTAATTTTGGTACATCAACAAGTGGCGGTAATAATGCTACTCATGCACTAAAAGAGATTACACTCAGCGCATATAAAATTGCTACCAACGAGTACACAGCTTATGAAGAAGAGGAAGATAGCCTTATCGCTATTATGCCTGTAATTCGTGATGGCATGATTCGTCGTGTTGCTCGCGGAGTTGACAAAGGATTCCTACGTGGAGCAGGTGCTACTAGCGGCGATCCTATCAGCGGTCTAGTAACACTAGCTGGTACTTCAGGTCAAGTTGCAAACTCTAGCAGTGGTGCAGCGTTTACTGTTGCTAACCTACGTAATCTACGTAAGGGCCTTGGAGTTTGGGGCCTTGATCCAGCAGATGTAGTTTATATTGTTGATACAACAACATACTACAATCTACTTGAGGATTCAGTATTTCAAACAATGAACCAAGTTGGTCCACAAGCTACATTACTAACTGGTCAGATTGGTCAGATTGGTAATTCACCAGTACTAGTTTCTGGTGAGTTTGTAGGAACTGGAGCAAGTGGTAGTATTGCTGGTGTTTGCGTTGCACCAGGTAACTTTATTGTTGGTAATCAGCGCGGTCTCCGCATTGATACACAAGAACTAGTTGAGACACAGCGTCGCGTTATGGTTGCTAGCTTACGTACAGGCTTTGCACAAGTTACAAGCAACTATGGTTCTGGCGTTACATCACTCAAGTATACTTGATTTACTAATTTAATATTAGTACTGACAGGGCTGAAAAGCCCTGTCTTTTAAATAAGCTTCTTGGAGTTTATTTAAAAGACATAGGGGAAATAGATGGCATTAAATTTAATTACTATATCAGAATATAAAACTTATGCCGGAATCAAAAGCAATAATCATGATCAAGAGATTAGTGTACTTATTCCCCGCGTAAGTCAACTTGTTAAAAATTATTGTGGCAGGACTTTTGTAGATTATGTAGATACCGACAAAGTTGAGTACTTTGATGGTGGACATGATAAACTTATTTTATCAGAAAATCCTGTACGTAGTGTCAGTAGTGTAGGCTATAGTATAGATTTTGGTCAAAATTATACCAATTTAACACAATATGTAGACTGGATCTTAGACAAAGATAATATTCGTAGTTTAAATACTCAGGCTATTACTGGTTTAATTCAAACAAATCGTGGATTTCCAGAAGTTATTCGTGGTTATAAAGTAGTCTATCGTGCTGGATATGATGATGTACCCACAGACGTAGGTTTAGCAATCATGGATTTACTAACCTATTATCGTAAAAGCGACTTTAGTATTCATAGTGCAAAAGCACCTGGTACTAATAGTGTACAGATTGAGTATATCTCAACTACTAATTTACCTGCACATATTAAACGTATATTAGATATGTATAGGACTGACTATACATGAACAATCCTTTTCGTAACATTCACTTTAGCAGGCTACTAGACATTGTTAGTGGCAGTGCTTTTGCAAGTGCTACTAATAAAGTACAACGTTCTGCAATATACAGAGATTTCGATCAGGCAAGATTAACTGATAAAAGATTTCGTGAAATTATAACTGCTAATTTACCAGTATTCTATGTAGTAGATGCAGAACTTATTGCTGATGAAATTGTTAATAGTTTAGCCGCAGACCCAAATCGTTTTATTAGTAGTATACGTACTAGTGAAGGGCCAGTAGCTCCTGGTGAACAAGGTTTTGAAAATTTATTAGTTACTGTTAAAAACTGCAAACAAGATATTCAAAATTTAGTTATATCTACTCTAACCGGAAAATTACCTAAAAAGTCTTTTAGCGAAGTATATGATGAAATTGAAAAAATATACTTAAAAACCATTAATAGTTTAGCTCAAACTGGTAAAAGCTATCAAACTTATAGAAATGCAGCTATTCGCATGGGGTTTGATATACGCAGTAAGCTAAACAGTGTAGGAAATTTTATTGCGTCTGATGCTAGTTCTATAATTAATATTGGTTCAAATCAATTATTAATAATTGGGCCAACATTTGATGGCGCTACAAGAAAAGTTAATGAAAGTTTATTGGCTCCTATTGAAAATTTATTTGAAACTAAGTATAATATAGTTGTTACTAAAGCTAATACTGGTTTTAAATTAGGTAATATTATTAATGCAGGACATACTAGTGCGGTAACCTCTTCTGGCACAACTATTGGCGTTAATATGCCAAGTGCTCAAGAAAAACAATTTTTATTGGCAGGCAATCCAAAAGCATTTGAGATTGAGCAAGAACTAGGTACAATATATGCAGGTATTGAGTACACCATAACATTTAGTGAAAAATTTACGCCTAAAGCAGGTAACTTATTAGATATGCAATTTGCATTTGTAGTAAGTATGCCAGCGGCATTAAATACTAAAAGTTTAAATCAAGCTGAACAGGCTAGAATTAAAGCAGTTATTGCTAATGAAGTCCTACCTGCTTTAGAAGATCAGTTAAAAGCTAAAATGAAAGGTGGTTTAATTGAGCCACTAAATATTGGAGCAAGCCCCAGCTTTTTAGAATACCTTAACCAAGCAGTTATGGATTCGCTAAATGGAAAAGTTACTCCAACACAGTTAAAAACTAGTAATGCTAGTAAAAGCACAAAATTACCGCTTCCAGCTAATTTAGTTTCAAAAACTGCTAGTAAATTAAAAGTTCAAACTAAAAAAGCAAACATAAAAGTTAAATTAGAGTCAAAAACTAATGTGCCTTTTAGTGTTGCTAATTTACAAGCACTACTAAATGCTCAGCTTGTACAAAAAGTTAAAGAGAATATGGGTAGCGGTAATCGCAAAGATATTTTAAATTTGCGTACTGGTAGATTTGCTGAAAGTGTAAAAGTAGAAAGAATTAGTGTTAGTCGAGAGGGAATGATTACTGCTTTTTATAACTATATGCGTAATCCTTATGCTACATTTAGTCAAGGTGGTAGACAACAAAATCCTCATAGCAGGGACCCTAAATTGTTGATAGCTAAATCAATCAGAGAAATTGCCCAAGAAAAAACAATTAATCGACTAAGGGCGGTATTAGTATGAGTAAACGAACACAAATTGTAAAAGCCCTGACTGCAAAACTTAATTTAATTAATGGTAAAAGTCCTTATAGCGTAAATCTTTTTAAAAATGCTTATGCTAAGTTAAAGTTTTGGGATGAAGTAGACGATTTTCCCAGCGTGTACTTAACGCCAGGCACAGAATTGCGCGAATATCATCCCAGTGATTTTACTTGGGCATATTTAGGTGTTACTATCAAAGTATATTGTCGCGGTGAATCAAGCAGTGAGCAACTAGAACTACTATTAACCGATATTGAAAATTGTGTAGACGATAACCGTCAGTTAGTGTACGATATTACTAACAATTATTCCACGACTGAAATCTTAGTTCAGTCTATTACTACTGATGAGGGGCTGTTAGCGCCTTATGCAGTTGGAGAAATTAACTTACAAGTGCGATATGCCTTAATGTAAGCAACCATGCTAAAGTGTTACAAACAGATAAATGTCTAGTTTATGCACTTAAGCATTAACAAAAAAGGAAATAGAAATGGCATTTAATTTAATTCGTAATGCTAGAGTATTCTTTACTACCAACGTAAATAGTTATGGAGTAATTAATAGTGGTACCGGTACCGGTAGCGTACCATTTACTTCTAGCAACACACAAGAAATCCAAGTTCTAGATGGATTTAGTTTTAGTCAAAATACTACAGCTGAAACTGTTACACTAAATGAAGCGGGTGATCGACCAAACCGCGGACAACGTAACTTTAATACAGCACTAGAGCCTGTAGATTTTAGTTTTAGTACTTATGTTCGCCCTGCTAGTGTAACTAGCACAAGCGGTTCAGTTGCAGATGCAGAAGAAAAAGTTTTGTGGAATGCAATGTTTGGCTATGCTGCTATTGGTAGCACTGCTGGTGCAGCATGGACTGCAGGTACTGCAGGTACTGCAGGTACTGCCGTAGCTCCAGTAGTGGCACTTGCTAACAGCAATCGTAATCAACTACAAGCCTTCGGCTTAGTTATTGTATTTGATGACTCTACCTTCTTTATTGATAATTGTGTTTTAGATAGTGGTACAATGGACTTTGGCCTTGATACTATTGCTAATATTCAGTGGGCTGGTAAAGGAAGTGCAGTTCGTACCTTCTCTAAAACAGCTATCACAGATAATAGTACAGCTGGTACAAGCGGCCTAGCTGTTAGTGGTACAGCAGGTACAAGCGGCTTAATCAATGGGTCAACTGCTACTGTATTCGTTGGTGCCAGTAAACTTAAGAACACAACTGCAGCTTATTTAGCTAATAAACTAAGCACGGTTACACTGTTTAAAGATATTCAGGGTGCAACTACAAGTTATAGCCTACCACTAACTGGTGGCACCTTAACATTTGCAAAGAATGTTAGTTACTTAACCCCAGCTAATTTAGGCGTAGTTAACACTGCTATCACATACTTTACAAGTACTCGTGCAATCAGTGGTACTATGAATGCATATCTTCGTACTGGTACAGGTAGTGCAACAAC